GGAAGGTGTCGAACCCACATCACACAATGACAACAAAACGCTCCCATATTCCCAAAGGAATGCGAGAACGCTTCATTGCCATTGTAAGGTGGCTTTGAACCGAGTTTCTCGGAGATCGAGCTAACCTACAGTTTGCACTAGCGGTCCTCGATAAGTTCTTTCTAGTCCTTAAGACTAGGGGGAAGAAGGAGGCAATTAGATTCTGCAAAGAATCTAGAACTGCTATCCTTCAGGCCCTCGCAAGAGAGCCACTTATCGGGTGTTCCTCAAAACGTCTGAGTGGTTTACCAAATAGACTTAAGTTTCTCGAGGGCATAGATCCTAATGACCACCTTACAATTAAGCTGGTTCTTAGTTCTTTCTATGCCTCTCGGGGTCTTAAGCTTCCAGCAGTTCCTAGTTTAAACACTATTGAGAGCCCCCGTTTAAAGGGGTATCTCCCAATGGGCGAATATGCTTCGGACTTCTGGAAGGCTATCGGGTACTCCCCTAATACTTCAGGGAGACCTCCAAGAGTAGTGAGGTTCAAGAAATTCTTCCTAACCACTAAGGTAGGTCCGAATTCAGCCTTCACAAAAGCAAACGCTTTGTGGAGTGCCGTCTCGGACTTACTAATACTCCCAGACTCTCTTGTTGAGAGTATAAGAGTGGTGGGCGGAGAAGATCTTTGGACCAGGATGCAAACTCTTAAGAAATACGCAACTCTACTTCCTTTTCCCCGAAACGGTAGCAGATTTCGAAAGATCTCAGCTATCGAATCGGATGAGGGAAAGACGAGAGAGGTCGCTATATTGGATTACTGAAGTCAATGCGCGTTACGCGGATTGCATCAGTACCTCTATAGGAGCCTTAAGCGTATTCCTCAAGATTGCACGTTCAGGCAAGGTAGCTTCAAGGACAAAATCGATTGATCGAAAGGAGACCTATTCAGTTACGACCTTACAGCCGCAACTGATAGATTTCCGATCGATTTTATCGAAGATGTTCTCGAGCCCCGCTTGTCCAAGTCTTTCACAAAAGAATGACGTAACATTATGGTAGGCTACCCGTTCGATTGTCCACAGGCAGGAAGAGAAATATCCTATTCTGTTGGAAATCCGATGGGTGCTTACTCATCTTGAGCGTCATTCGCGATAGCACACCATTATTTGGTATACTATTGCTGTAGAAAGCTTGGGCAGGACTGAGGATCTGCACGGTACTGCCTACTAGGAGACGACATCTTAATTCAAGGTGCCGATCTAGCAAGAAAGTATCGCGAAGTACTCGATGATCTTGGAGTAGAAGTATCAGCTCCAAAATCTTTTATCTCCCACTCCGTCGGAGAGTTCGCAAAGCGAACAATCTTTAGGGGTGTTGAGGTAACTCCCTTTCCTATAGCAGCAATTTGGAGTAACCGGAATAGAAGTTATAATATTCTATCCGATCTCCTCACTGCTAGTGAGAAGGATTGAGTACCAAGTAGCGGATTTGCTACCGCCGTCGGGCGACTGTACAGTTTCTGAGGTCTACCTTCTCGTTTTACAAAGAAGATGATCAAAGAAGTTCGTACAGCGGAGGTTTTTATCTCCATGATACAAGGGAAGACCCCGGCATGAGAAGGCTTGCGCCAAATCATGGTTGAATCTTTCCCCGATCTGCTTATCAAGTTTGAAAGTAAGTATGACTCTGAGACGTTATCGTCCAAGGGTCGTAATATACTCCAAAGCTTAATAATGCAGGCCTTTGTATCTTCGTTTTCCCCCTTTGATAGTGATTCACCCGAGTGGAAGAAGCCGCTTAGAGGAGGTAAAAGACCTCTAGGCGATATTGCGACTGCTCTGGTGATGACTATCACTGGGATTCCCGACGACAGTTTGGACCCCTTTAATTTAATCAAGTCTACCCCAGTGCTCCAAATTTGCGGAGCATTTGAGGAATTATTCTTACGAATAAAGAAAGAAGCTTGGGAAATCGATAC